CTGTTACAAGGTGGGTGGCTTCTTCGCCATCTGCAACGCCAACCTGGAGGACAGCGACATCGACCTGGCCGCCGAGATCATGACGGCGCTGGGGCAGGCCATCGGCATCGCGCTGGACAAGGCCATCCTGTACGGCCGCAACGCCGCCACCACCATGAAGATGCCCCAGGGCATCGTCTCCCGCCTGGCGGAGGAGAGCCAGCCCGCAGGTTACCTGCCGACGGCGCGCCCGTGGGTTGACCTGCACACCAGCAACATCATCACCATTCAGGCGGGCACCACCGGTGCGGCCCTGATCGCGGCCATCGTCACCGCCAGCGGCGCGGCGAAGGGCAAGTACAGCCGGGGCGAAAAGGTTTGGGTGATGAACGAGACCACCTATACCGCGCTCATGGCCGCCACCGTGACCACCGATGCCAGCGGAAGGATCGTGACCGGCATCGCGGACCGTATGCCGGTGGTGGGCGGCATCATCGAGGTGCTTTCCTTCCTGCCGGATAACGTGATCGTGGGCGGCTACTTCGACCTGTACGTGCTGGCCGAGCGCGGCGGGGCCAAGTTCGCCTCCAGCGAACACGTGCGCTTTCTGCAGGATCAGACCGTAATGAAGGGCACCGCGCGCTATGACGGCGCGCCCGCCATCGCCGAGGCGTTCGTAGCCATCGGCATCAACGGCACCACGCCCACCGCCGCGATGAACTTCCCGACGGACACGGCCAACGACCCGGAGACCATCTGGCTGCCCGCTACCGCCACCGTGAAGGTGAGCGAGACCCTGGCGCTGAAGCCGGTGATTACCCCGAAGGGCGTGGCGACCACGCTGACCTGGGCCTCCGGAACTGCCGCCAAGGCGACGGTCGACACAGCCGGCGTCGTGACCGGTGTGGCGGCAGGCACCAGCGTGATCACCGTCACCACCGACAATGGCCTGACGGCGCAGTGCACCGTGACGGTGGAATCGGTCTGATGATCGCGGGGTGAGCAGATGGAAACCATGCTGACGATGCTGAAGACCGACCTGGGCATTCGCACATCGACGGCCTACGACGCGCGGCTGACCCAGCTGCTCACCGCCGCCGAGTCGGCGATCCGCAAGGAGGGGGCGTCCACGCTTGACGCCTCCGACCCGCTGGATCAGCAGCTGATCGTGATGTACGCGGCGTGGCTGTGGCGTCGGCGGGACGAGATGACCGGGATGCCGCGGATGCTGCGGCTAGCGCTGAACAACCGGGTTTTCGGCGAGGTTGCGGGGAGTGATGGCGATGGTTGACACCGAGATCACCCTGATCCGGCCCACCGAGCGATACAAGGATGCCGAGGGCGTATGGCGCGATCGGGGCGAGAGTACGCGGACGATACTGGCCCGGATGGACGACGTGACCCGCGCCGAGTTCTTCGCCGCCGGCCAGAACGGGATGCGGGCGGAGTTTCGCTTCATAGTGAACCCCGTTGAGTACGAGGGCGAGAAGCTGTGCGAGTGGAACGGGAAGCGGTATGCCATTTACAGGACGTACCACGTGCCCGGCACCGACGACCTGGAGCTGTACGCCCAGCGGGAGGCAGGTGTCACCCGTGGCGCGTAAGACACCCATCGACCAGCTGAACAAGGCCATCATGGACATGCTGAACGAGTACGGCGACGACGTGAACGGGAACATGGAGAAGATCGTCGAGGCGATGGGGAAGAAGGGTAAGCAGGCCCTGCGCAAGGAATCCAGGCGGGCACTGAGAACCGATACCGGCGAATATGCGAAGGGCTGGCAGGTGAAGATCGACCGGGAGCGGCTGAAGACCACGGCCACGATCTACAACGATCACCCGGCGCTGCCACACCTGCTGGAGTACGGCCACGAGGTGAAGAACAAGAAAAACGGCCCGGTGATCGGCCAGGCCGCGCCTCACCCGCACATCGAGCCGGTGGAGAAGGAACTGGTGGAAACCTTTGAACGGGAGGTGCTGAAGAAGCTATGACCCGCGCACAGATCGCGGCGATGATCGAGGGTTTCGGCATCGATTACGCCTTCGGCCACTTCGACGACGAGGACGGCCAGCGCCCCCAGGGGCCGCCGTACATCTATTTCAGCTACACCGACCGGGCGGACTTCCACGCGGACGGCGTGAACTACGTCAAGATCGTAGAGTTGACCATCGAGCTTTGTACCGTCGCCCCTGATTTCGTGTTGCAAAACGCCATCGAGGCGGCGCTGACCGCCGAGGAGCTGACCTTCAACCAGCCGGACCAGGAATACGACGACGGGGAAGCGATATACATAACGACCTACACGACGGAGGTGCTATTGACCAATGGCGAATAAAGTCCGCTACGGCTTCAAGAAGCTGTATTACGCGCCGGTGACGTTCGACACGGACGGCACGCCGACCTTCGGCACGCCGGTGGCGATTCCCGGCGCGGTGAGCACGAACCTGAGCAAACAGGGGGACACCTACATTTTCTACGCCGACGACGGCAGCTACTTCGAGCTGGGCGACAACGCCAGCTATGAGGGCGACTTGGTGATTGCGCTGATCCCCGAGGCGCTCCGGGTGCTGGCCCTGGGCGAGGTGCTGGACGGGAAGGGCGTGCTGTTCGAGCAGAGCAACCCGGAGCGCGGCCACTTCGCGCTGCTGTTCGAGTTCACCGGCGACGAGAAGGCGATCCGGCACGTGCTGTACAACTGCACGGCCAGCGAGAACACCATCGAGGGCGAGACCAAGGGCGAGAACATCGAGGTGCAGACCGAGACGCTGACCATCACCGCCCGGGCGCTGCCGAACGGCGGCCCGGTGAAATCCAGGACCGGCGCGAACACCGACGCGACGGTGTACAACGACTGGTATACCAGCGTCCACGAGTTTGTGGCGCCGGCGGGCGGCTGATCGACGAGGGGAGGGCCATAGGGGCCTTCCCCGTTTTTGACGTTGGAGTGAGAACGGCGCTTCGCGCCTACACCTCATCAGTCGGCTACGCCGACAGCTTCCCCTCAAGGGGAAGCCTTTAGGGGAACGACCTCTTCCGAGCCGCCGCAGGCGGCGGCCCACCTTCCCCTAAAGGGGAAGGCTTTTGGAGACAGACACGAAAGGGGAATGGATATGGCGATTCAGAAGACGATCGAGATTGACGGCAGGCCGGTGGTGTTCAAGGCGTCGGCGGCGCTGCCGAGGGTGTACCGGGTCAAGTTTGGGCGGGACATCTTCGAAGATATATCCAAGCTGAAGACGGCGACCGACGAGGGAAGCCCCGAGGCGTCGGCGCTTTCGCCGGAGACGCTGAACCTGTTCGAGGATGTGGCCTACACCATGGCGAAGCACGCCGACGACAGCGTGCCGGACACCGTGGAGGAATGGCTGGACGGCTTCGACGTGTTCAGCATCTACTTCATACTGCCGCAAATTGTTGAATTGTGGCGGCTGAACGAAAAGACCACCGTCACCCCGAAAAAAAAAGAAGAGCCGTAGACCGGCCCATGACCACGCCGCTGTTCCTGCTGCGGTGCCTGCAAATCGGGCTGAGCCTGCGGGATTTGGAGCTGGTCACGGCGGGCATGGTGGTGGACATGGCGACGGAGCGGGGGAACGACGAGGCGGAGTGGGACGAAGTGCCTACGCAGGAGGATTTTGATAATTTCTGATGGGGGAGGGGAACGACCTCTTCCGTCACGGCTGCGCCGTGCCACCTTCCCCTGAAGGGGAAGGCTTTTGGTAGAAGGCGAACGACACACAATGGAGGCTGAAGCATGGCGCGGAAGCAGATACAGGGTATCACCATCGAGCTCGGCGGCGATACCACAAAACTACAGGACGCGCTGAAGGGCGTCGAGGGCCAGTTAAAGGCGACGCAGGCCGCCCTGAGAGATACCAACCGGCTTTTGAAGCTGGATCCGGGCAACGTGGAGCTGCTGAAGCAGAAGCAGGGGCAGCTGACCGACGCGATCAGCGGCACCGAGGAGAAGCTGAAGACGCTGAAGGATGCAGCCGCCCAGGCCCAGCAGCAGCTGGCCGAGGGGAAGATCACCCAGGAGCAGTACGACGCCCTCCAGCGGGAGATCGTGGCCACGGAGCAGGATCTGAAGAGCCTGACCGACCAGATGAAGGAATTCGGCAGCGTGTCGGCGCAGCAGATCGCCGCGGCGGGCACGAAAGTCAAGGACGTCGGCGACAAGATGACCAAGGCCGGCACCGCCATGACGAAGTACGTCACGGGGCCCATCGTGGCTGTGGGTGCCGCCGCCGTGG